GCTTTTTTTACACATTTACAAGTTAAGGGATGGGTAGGAAAGGACCAACACCACAACCAATTGCAGTGCTTAAGGCAAAAGGCACAATAAACGTGACACGTGCAAACGATCCAATTGCAGACACGAATGCTTTGCAATGGGTTCACAACGAAGTTCCTTCACCACCTGAAGATTTGAATGATGTTGCAAAAAAAATGTGGACACAACAACTTATGCAGTCACAAAAATTGTATGGATATATTTCATTCATTGACCTGACTTTGTTTAAAGAATATTGTTATGTGTATAGTGAATTGGAATGGTTAAAAGAAAATACAAAAGGTCGATTTTATCTTGATGACAAAGGTGCTAAAAAAATTGATCCATTATATATGGAACTGAACAAATTAAGAAAGGACTTTTTAAGATTGTCACAAGAGTTTGGGTTTAGTCCATCAGCAAGAACAAGAATCCAACTACAACAAAAACCTGAAGAAGATAAAGACATTTATTCTGATGGCATATAAAACTAATTTTAAAAATATTGATTTAGACAAATACTACTTTGATGAAAGGACTGCAAACATTGTGGTCCAATACATTGAGGAAAATGTCAAACACGTGAAAGGTGACAAAGCTGGTGAGCCATTTATTTTAGAGCAGTGGCAAAAGGATGATATTATAAAGCCATTATTTGGTTGGAAACACAAAGAAACTGGATTGCGAAAATATACAAGTGCCTATATTGAGATTCCAAAAAAATCAGGTAAGTCATTTTTGGCTGCATCAATTGCTTGTGTGTTTATTGACATTGAACGTGAAGGTGGTTCTGAAATTGTTGGTGTTGCTTGGGGAAGAAAACAAGCTGGTTTAGTTTTCGATGCAACAAAGCAAGTGATACAAAAATCACCAAGATTAAAATCCAAGTGTAACATTTACCGAAACTCAATCACTGCACCTGACCACATTGGTGGTTTAAAAACATATCAAATATTATCAAAAGAAGCTGGTGGTGAGGATGGAATAAATCCACAATTGGCAATCATTGATGAGTTGCACGTTCATAAAAATAATGAAGTTCTTGAGATGGTTGAGAAATCACAAGGTGCAAGAAAACAACCTTTGTCATTTATTATCACAACTGCTGGTTCTGATTTATATGGCATTGGATACCAAAGACATGAACAAGCCATTGACATTGCCAAAGGTTTGATTGAAGATGAATCACAACTGGTTTGTGTTTATGGAGCAGACAAAGAAGATGATCCATTTGATGAACGTACTTGGAAAAAAGCAAATCCAAACTACAACATATCAATTGGCAAACGTGCTTATGAAAAGGAAGCAAACAAGGCAATGGTGAGTGCAGCAAGTTTGAATTCATTTAAAAGATACTATCTAAATGTTTGGACACAATCAAAAGATGGATGGATTAATGATGAGGTATGGACCAAATCACATTGGGATTTTGATGATGAGATGTTGCGTGATTATCCTTGTTATGGTGGACTTGATTTGTCATCACGAAGTGACATCACTGCATTTTCTTTGGTTTGGAAAATAGATGAAAAGTATTATTCAAAAAATTGGTTTTGGCTTCCTGAAGATAAAGGAACACAATCAGCTGACAAAAAGAATATTCAATATCGTGAATGGGTTAGGGATGAATACATTGAAGAAACAAGTGGGAATGTGATTGACTATGATTTTATTATTTACAAACTTGGTCAACTTAATAAGTTATATGATATTCAATCCATTGCTTATGACAATTGGAATTCACATCACATTGCACCAAAGTTGTATGAAGAAGGGTTTGACCTGATTGAGTTTAGACAAGGTTTCAAATCTATGAATGCACCAACTAAAGAATTACAAGCAGCGGTTGAAAGTAAAAAGTTTAATCATGGCAACAATCCAGTCTTGCGTTGGATGGTTGGCAATGCATCGGTGAAGTCTGATCCCGCTGGAAACATAAAACTTGAAAAAGACACACGTTCACCAAATAAAAAGATTGATGGATTGATTTCAAATATCATGGCATTTGGTTTATGGCTTGACAAACCTGATTCAAACAAGTCTTATTTAGAGGAAGGTGATTTATATATAATATGAAACTACCTAAAAAAATATATGATGTGTTAAACAATAAAAAGAACTTTGATTTTTTATTTTTTGAAATGTTGCAAAATAATCCACCTGATGATGCATATGATGAAGCAATCAATTTAGTTCGGAAGTATGCACCACATTTTAAACACTACAAAGACTATGATTCTTATCGTGTTATTTTGTCAAATAAAAATATAACGTTTGTAAATGTTCCAAAAAACAATACTATTGTGAATGTTCCTGATGAAATAATTAATGCAGTGACAAAAGGAATTGATGAGTTATTTCATAAGCATTTGAAAAAGGTCAAGATTCGCAAAATGGCTTATGACCAATGTGTGAAAGAAATCAACATTTATTTACCTGACTATAAACCATACAAAAATCATCAATCATTCAAAGCATCTCAATCAATTAATTTTAAGAAAAAATAATTTTTTTTTGTATTCTAATTATTATGTATATATTTGCTATACAATAAACAATTAAACAAAATGAATTACAAAATTACTTACAACACAAAAGAAAGTTTCGATTTAGCATTTATGAGAGTTTGCGAATTATTACGTAAAAAAAATTATAACAAAGCCAATCAAAATGAAATTAATGAATTAAATGAAATGATTTCAAGTGACTTTAATATAAAAAGATTGTCTGAAATGTATTCAGATTTAATTAAATCTTAAAACCTAAAACCTAAAAAAATAAAACCCTTGCAGAAATGTAAGGGTTTTTTTAGTTAAATATTTTACATATTTATAAAAAATTATTATTTCATTTTTGCAATAGTGAATTTATTTGGATTTGAAATCAAAAGAATCAATCCAGTTCTATCCGCAAAAAAAGGTTTCTTAAATGCAAACTTTGGTGGAATGATTGGAAGAACTCCAGTCACTGAACAAACTGCAATGGGTTTGTCAGCATATTGGGCTGGTGTAAGAAGAATTACAGAATCAGTGGCCATGTTGCCAGTTGAGGTTTTTCGCAAACAAAATGGAAGGCGTGAAATAGTTGCACATCCAACTGAATACTTGTTGAATGCTGAAGCAAACTATGAATCAATTTCTTTTGACTTTACACAAATATTAATCACATCGGCCATCAATCATGGTAATGGTTTGGCCATTATTGAACGTGATCAGTTCGGAACACCAACATCATTGGTCAATGTAACGCGTGAACAATGTGAACCAATAAAGTACGATGATGAAATTTATTGGAAAGTTCAGGTCAAGGAAGCATACAATGAAACTGAATCATTGCTTGTCAAAGATGCTGACATGATAAATCTTCGAGGGTTTGGAGTTGATCCAGTTGTTGGACTTTCGGCAATACAAGCACATAAACAAAATCTTGGTTTATCAATTGCAGCACAAGATTATGGTGCTGACTTTTATAACAAATCAGCAAGGATTGATGGATTCATTGAATATGCTGGTGTATTAAAACCTGAAACAAAAGAAGCAATTAGTCAACAATGGACTGCTAACTATGGACCAAATGGAACACGTGGAACTGCAATCCTTGATGCTGGTTCAAAATATCATCGTATAGGTTTACCACCTGAAGATGCACAATTTATAGAAACACGTAAATTCCAAAAGAATGAGATTGCAACAATCTTGGGAATACCATCTCACATGATTAATGAAATGGAAAATTCAACGTTTTCAAACATTGAACACCAGTCCATTGAATTTGTGACTTATTCAATAGGGACGTGGATTGAAAAGATTGAGCAAGAATACAGACGAAAACTATTAAAAGATACTGAAAAACTTGACCATTATTTTAAGCACAATGTAGATAGATTATTGCGAACTGATGTCAAGACAAAAGGTGAGTATTATAGATTGATGACTGACATTGGTGCTTATAGCATAAATGATGTACTTGAATTAGAAGATAGGAATCCAATTGAAGGTGGTGATGAACGTTATGTCCAAATAAATAGAATACCTATTCAAGACATGGACAATTATTATAAAAAGGAAGATGGCGAGTTATAGTGATTATCCTGATGCGGTTTCAAACAATGCA